AAATCTGAATAAGAAAGTTCGTGAGGTAGAGAAGTTTGATCACCAGTTCAAGGTGAAGCAAAAAGAATTAAACAAAGATATTTTGTTTTACAAAGACAACACCACCTGCCCTACATGTGATCAAAACATTAGTGACGAACTAAAAGATGATAAGACTCAAAAAGCATCTACGAAGTGGGACGAACTCGAAGAGGGTAGGCATGTAGCGAGTGCTAACCTCAACACCCTGAACGGTCAGTTAGATCAGGTTGAGTTGGTGATTGTAGACTTACAGAAAAAAATTAATGAAGAGTACCAGACCAACGTAAAGATACAACAAGCCCAAGGTCGTATTAGTCAACTCTTAGAAGAACTGTCCAGGTTTGAAACAGAGACAGGTAGTGTTGAAGAGTCGACGGAACAACTCAATGATTATATGTCAGAACATTCGAGGCTCAAAGACGAACGTATGACTTTGGTTGATGATAGTGCTTACAATGCCGTCATCACCGAACTACTCAAAGATACTGGTATCAAGACCAAGATCATCAAGCAGTATTTGCCTGTGATCAATAACCTTGTTAACAAGTATCTGCAAGTGTTAGACTTCTATGTGTCGTTCCATCTTGACGATACATTCAAAGAGTCCATTCGATCTCGTTATCGTGATGTGTTCTCATACGATTCGTTTAGTGAGGGTGAGAAACAGCGTATCGATCTAGCCTTGTTGTTTACTTGGCGAATGATTGCTAAGATGAAAAACAGTGTCGCAACAAACCTGTTGATTCTTGATGAGACTTTTGATAGCAGTTTGGATGCTGATGGTGTGGACAACCTGACTAAAATTCTTGAAACGCTTGACGAAGAAACTCGTGTGTTTGTTATATCGCACAAGGGTGAATTGCTCGAAGGTAAGTTTGATGATAAGATTGAATTTGTTAAATCTAAAAACTTCAGTAAGATCGCTTGACAACAAGCGCAGAAAAGTGTATAATTTACTAAAATTAACGCGCATAAAAATGTGAGGATATTATGGAACTAAATGACAAAACTTTGGCGGTACTAAAAAACTATGCGACAATCAATCCGAATGTCGTGATCAATGAGGGTAATGTACTCAAAACAATTTCTGAAGCGAAGAATGTTTTGAGTTCTGCGGAACTCGATGATACTTTTCCTAAGACGTTTGGTATTTACGACCTGAACGAATTCTTAAATGTATTGTCCCTTGTTGATGCCCCGAATTTAAAATTCGAAGACAATTATGTTTTAGTATCAGACGGTAGTGGGCGTACTCGTATTAAGTACTTTTATTCTGATATAGATATGCTCACAGTGCCAAGCAAAGACATCATTATGCCTGAAGCAGAAGTGTCGTTTTCTTTTGATCGTGAAACACTTTCAAGAGTCAAACGCGCCGCCTCTGTACTAGGTCATACCGAGTTGTCTGTGTCTGTCATTAACAATGTTCTTTCTTTGTCCGTCGTCGACCAAAACGATAAAACATCTAATGTGTTCTCGATTGATGTTGATGGGACTTACAAGAACGAAAACTTCAATTACGTTTTCAATATCTCAAACTTGAAAATGATTGATGACGATTATCGCGTAGACATCTCGTCGAAGTTGATTTCACATTTTGTGAATGAACAAAGCGGTATACAATACTGGGTAGCACTTGAAAAAACTAGCACATACGGAGAGTAATATAATGGCTAATAAAGAAATAATGGACCTTGCGAATCGTGTAACTCGAAGCGCAGTCGCGGTTGTTGACACGGTAACATCGAGAGGTGGTTTTCGTGGCGAAGAACTTTCGACTATCGGGCAGTTGCGGGATCAATGTATTCAGTTGATTCAGTTGATTGAACAGATCGAATCTGAAGATGCGGCTGGTGACTCTGACTAAAAAATGTGATATAATAAACTCTTATGAAAAAATTCTGGACTATTTGGAAGTATAGTTTAGGTGGGTACTCCGATGACAAAACAGAACCTTACGATAATGCTATTACGATTGTAAGGACTCTTGTCATCGGAGTAAATTTTGTGACATGTTTCTTCATTATGTCGAACGTGGTTCACAATTGGTAATATATTATGGAGTAGTTTATGTCCAAAGATTTTCTCTGGTGTGAGAAACATCGTCCTCGTAAGGTAGAGAATGCGATTCTACCTAAAAAATTAAAAGATGTTTTTCTTAAGATCGTCAAGTCTGGTGAATTGCCTAATATGCTCTTCACTGGCACCGCTGGTCTTGGTAAGACTACTATTGCTCGTGCTATCTGTGATGAACTTGGTTATGACTATATCCTGATCAATGGTTCGGAAGACGGTAACATTGATACCTTACGCGGCAAGATCAAAAGATTTGCTTCGTCTGTCTCATTGGGTGGCGATGTCAAAGTCGTTATCCTAGATGAGGCTGACTATCTTAACCCCCAATCAACTCAACCTGCTCTTCGCGGGTTCATCGAAGAGTTCTCTAGCAATTGTCGATTTATTCTGACGTGTAACTTCAAGAATCGAATCATCGAACCTCTACACTCACGGTGTGGTGTATATGAATTCAATACTACTAAGAAAGAGATGCAGGTTCTCTGTTCCGATTTCTTTGTTAGGTTGATGAGCATTCTTGAATCTGAGGGTGTTGCCTTCAATAAAGATCTGATCGCACAACTGATCATGAAACACGCACCTGATTGGAGACGTGTGATCAATGAGTGTCAACGATTCTCGATCGGCGGTCAATTAGAAACCACTGTACTCGACAACGATGCGAATGATAACTATAATCTTCTCTTCAAGTCACTAAAAGAAAAAGACTTTAAGAAGATGCGTAGTTGGGTCGCGCAGAATGTTGATGTTGATGTCTCTGCTATTTTTCGACACATCTATGATAATATGTACACTCATGTCGATCCCGCATACATACCACAACTCGTATTGGTGCTCGCCGACTATCAGTACAAGAATGCATTTGTTGCGGACCATGAACTGAATGTCGTTGCGTGTATGACCGAGATTATGGCTAACGTTGAGTTTAAGTAATGAACCCCTTTGATTATGTAAATGCAATTAACCATAGCAAACAAGATCTGATGACCGACGACCTGAAAGAGAAAGCATACAACTCTTTCCTTGTCAATCGATCGTTAAGTTATTTTCCCGATACTGTTGCGGCGGCTAACATCGTCAACCAGTATCATCACCTTGATAAGAAACTTCAATTCCATTTTTTACTAAATATAGTCAGAAAACGAAAACGCTTCTCTAAATGGCAGAAGCAAACTGTTTTCGATGATGTGGAAGCGGTAAAAGAGTATTATGGATACAGCAACGAAAAGGCGCGTTCTGCCCTGTCACTTCTTTCACCTGACGAAATAGAAGAAATAAAAAAAAGGATTTATAAAGGTGGAAGAAAATAATAGAATTTGGAAACCAGCAGATATGCTGGAAATTATACTGAATGAACCTGACGACTTTCTTAAAGTACGCGAAACTCTCACCCGTATGGGTGTAGCGTCACGACGTGAGAATAAACTGTTCCAGTCTTGTCATATCTTACACAAGCAAGGTAGGTACTTTATCGTCCACTTCAAGGAGTTATTCTTACTTGACGATAAAAAATCTAGTTTAGAAGACTCGGACCTTCTACGACGAAATACTATTGCTACTTTGCTCGCAGACTGGGGTCTGGTTCAAATTGTAGACAAGTCGCAGGTTGCTGAATGTGCGCCTCTTCGTCAGGTCAAGATCATTTCCCACAAAGATAAAGACCAGTGGGAACTTTGTCCGAAATATAAAATCGGGAATAAGTAACCCCAACTTCGTTATGAGGCAACTATAATATGATACAGGCTTATATGAATGTCGATTTAAATAATCCTCTTGCCGTAAAGTACCACCAACTCTCTTTAAAATCATTTGAATGTGTAAAAGATATTTTTAATATCAATGTTCTTCAGTGTATAACGCCTGACACACTTCTGGATATTTCTTTCTCTGATAAAAAGAAACGATCGCCTCAGGAGGAAGCCACAATTTGTTCTCAGTATCGATTGATAGAACGAATCTCACAAGGCGAGAAGTTGTTCGTTATGGAACACGACGCTTATCTCATTCCCGAGAGAGAGACAATATTCCGCACGATTATGTCCGACTACGAGAAGATGCTTACCTGTAATGTAGGTATCGCAATGGAATGTTATACTACACATCCTTCTGTTGCAGAACTGTTCTGTGAGTTAGTAAGAAACGATTCTACTACTCGACAAAAAGGACCTATGGGCATTCTTCATTACGCAACAGATGTAATTGCTAGAGGAAACAATTCTGACCATAACTGTGTATATTGGCCGAAAAAAGGCAACCGCAACGAGACTGGGGTTGATGTAAATGTGACAGAGTCGCATAGCAGACCTAAAATTGTAATAGACGCGTCTGTTACTCAGTTGGTTGATATTCGACAGGGAACGACAATAATAGATCGGCCTCACATCCAAAATATTTACACATCCGAACTTCATCCAAACTTTCATTTCGTGGACATTGACAATCTCGAAGAAAAGTAGTATAATTATACAATGAAAAAAATGAAATTCTATACAAACATATCTCGTTACGGCAACAAGATACTCTATCGTGGTATTGAGGATGGTAAGCCCGTTCAATTCCGCATCCCCTTCAAACCAACACTCTATGTCGAATCGTCCAAGGCGACCGGCAAATACAAAACTCTGTATGGCAAATCGGTCGCGCCGATGGAGTTCGATGGTATGCGTGAAGCGTCAGACTTCATCAAGCAGTATGAAGATGTCCCTAACTTTGGCGTACATGGTCAGTCGAATTTCGTCACTCAGTTTATTTCGAGTGCGTTTCCTAGAGATGTCAAGTTTGATATCGACAGCATAAATGTATCCACAATCGACATCGAGGTTGCTTCTGATAAGGGCTTTCCCGAACCAGAACACGCGAACCATCCTGTGATCTCGATTGCTATTCGGAACAATCAAAGCGACACTTACTATGTCTGGGGTCTAGATCAGTATGACACATCCCTGAATGACAATAATGTTGAGTTCTTTTACTGTGAGACTGAACAGAATCTTCTCAAAGCATTTCTCGGCTGGTGGCAGAGTAATTATCCTGACATCCTGACTGGATGGAATTCGAAGTTGTTTGATATGACGTATCTCGTCAATCGAATAAACAAGGTTCTCAGTAGTGAGTTCAGCAAGAGACTATCCCCTTGGGGTCTTCTTCGTGAAAGAAAGATTCGAACGCTGGGTGGTCGTGAACAAATAACCTATGATCTTGAGGGTATCACACAGCTCGATTACCTAGATTTGTTTAAGAAGTTCACACTCAATACTTACGGTCAACAAGAATCTTATAAACTGGATCATATTGCTCACGTCGTTCTTGGTGAAAGTAAACTATCTTATGATGAGTATGGTTCGCTTCACTCATTGTATAAGAACGACTATCAGAAGTTTATTGACTACAACATCAAAGACGTTGAGTTAGTTCATCGATTCGAAGAAAAGATTGGTATCATCTCACTGGTGTTGACGATGTCTTATTCTGCGAAGACAAACTATGGCGATGCTCTGGGTACGACCGCGATCTGGGACTCGATCATTTACAACGAACTGATTGATAAGAACGTTATCATACCACCTCGCCCATCGATAGAACATGATGCGGGTAAGATCGTTGGTGGTTATGTAAAAGACCCTCAGGTTGGCGCACACGACTGGGTCGTATCATTCGATCTAAACTCTCTGTATCCTAATATCATTGTACAATACAACATGTCTCCCGAGACGATGTGTTATAACGAAGATATGGAAACAACAAAGTGTGCGAACGGTGCGATGTTTCGAAAAGATTACGAGGGTATCATCCCCAAAGTAATTCGAAAGTTCTATGACAATCGTGTCACCATAAAGAAACAGATGCTTGAAGCCAAGTCAGAGTATGAGAAAGCACCAACAAAGCGGCTTGAGAATCTCATCGCCAATCTAGATAACCAACAGATGGGAATCAAGATTCTCATGAATTCACTTTATGGTGCTCTTGCCAACAAATACTTTCGATACTTTGATCACCGTATCGCAGAAGGTGTCACGCTGTCAGGTCAGAGAGCGATCAAGTGCGCTGAGAAAGCAGTCAACGACGAGATGATAAATTTGCTTGGTGTCGAGTCGGACTATGTGGTTGCGATCGATACGGATTCTGTTTATATCAACATGGCACCTTTGGTCGAGAAGTTCAACCCAAAAGATCCTGTGAAGTTCCTCGACAAGATTTGTTCGGATCATTTTGAGAAGGTCATCAGCAAAGCCTACCAAACTCTCGCGGCCGAGACAAGTGCGTATGAGAATCGTATGGTCATGGGTCGCGAGGTGATTGCCGATCGTGGTATCTGGATGGCGAAGAAACGTTACATTCTGAATGTACACAACAACGAGGGTGTTCAGTACGCCACCCCCAAGTTGAAGATGATGGGTATCGAAGCGATCAAGTCTAGTACGCCTCAGATCGTTCGTGACAAGTTCAAAGAGATCTTTCGAGTTGTCGTAGAGGGCACTGAATTCGACACACAACGCTTCATCCTTGACTTCAGATCAGAATTCAAGAGTCTCTCACCCGAAGACATTGCGTTTCCTCGTGGTGTGTCGGAGATCACAAAGTGGGTAGACCGCAAACTGATCTATGGCAAAGGCACCCCAATTCATGTACGTGGCTCTCTACTATATAATCATCACCTGAAGTTAAATGGATTGACTGATAGATATGAACGAATACAAGACGGTGAAAAGATTAAGTTTGTGTATCTGAAAGTGCCGAATAAGATTAGAGAAAATATCATATCGTTCCCCACTCAATTGCCCAAAGAATTTGGTTTGCATTCCATGATAGACTATGATAAAATGTTTAACAAAACATTCTTAGATCCTTTGACGCCAATTCTTGATGCTGTTGGTTGGGACTTCGAACCAAAAGCGACACTTGAGGAGTTTTTCGGATGAATATAGAACACCTATCTTTCCCTGATCAGGGGTGGGGTTACATGCCCGCAACCGAAGAAATGTTCAATGTCTTTAGGAGTTGTCAAGAAAGGTATCATCCAAAGAGAGTTCTTGAAATAGGATTTCATTTAGGTCATTCCACGACATACCAGTTGGAAATCTATAAGGATGCCGAACTCGTTTCTGTTTCGCCCTATAACGATGACATACTAAGTTCTGATAAGATTGATCCTGTTGATCGACACAAAATGGCAATCAAATTAGCAGAGTTGTATCCTACTCGGTGGAGATGGATTCCAGGTAAATCTCACATAGTGAAAGATGAACTAAAACCATTTAAATTCGATTTCGCTCTTGTTGATGGTAGTCATAAGTATGATCCTGCTTTATGTGATATGAATATCTGCCTTGATTTAGGCATCAAACGGTTTCTCATAGATAACTTCGATCATCCCGCAGTCAGAAGAGCGACTAAGGACACGGGTAAACTTTCTACCGTTGAGATTTTTAATTATGATCATACCTTCAAGGGTAAGACAAAAACAAATCAAATTGCGTTGGTAGAGGTTGACTAACGACGAAATATTTGTTATAATACCTCTATGACATACTCTCTTACTATATTTAAAAACCGTTTCGACAACAAGACCCATCGCAGACAAGAATTCTCTGACTTTGAAAGTTTCACAAAGTTGTTGTATCAGTTGTCAGAAATGCCTCGTGCTGATAAGAAATCTGCTGAACTGATCAGCCCAGCGGTATACACCAAAGACACGACGCGAAGCAATGACAATGTTGAGTATTGGGGTAACTGGGCAGCCGTCGATGTCGATGATTTTGAAACATCTGGTGATGATCTCGAATCGATACTGTCCAGTCGCCTACACCAATATGAGTATGTCTGTTATTCGACTGCTAGTAGTACGATAGATACTCCTAAGTTTCGCCTTGTGTTCAACCTCTCAAGGGAAGTTGATCGTGATGAGATCAAGAAATTTTGGTATGCTCTCAATATAGATCTTGGTGAGATCGGTGACAAACAAACAAAAGATCTGTCCCGAATGTATTATGTTCCTGCTCAGTATGACAATGCGCATAATTTCATCTTCCGCAACAATGGTGATCCCGTTGATGTCGATTATCTTATCGCAAAGCATCCCTACAAAGAGCGAGACGGTAACAGTTTTCTAGATAGACTGCCGCCCGAATTACAGAAAGCCGTCATAGAACATCGAAAGCAATCGCTAGATAACACACAATTTTCTTGGGCTGGATATAGAGATTGCCCCTTCTGGCCAAAGAAACTGTCTGTAGAATATCAGACAATAAACAATACGGGTTGGTATCATAAGATGTATCAAATTATGGTAGCAACAGCGGGCAGTGCTATTAAAAATGGATACCCTATTACAGCACAGCAAATTGCCGAATTGTGTAGACAATTTGACAATGAGACAGGAATGTGGTATACTGATCGACCACTTGAGAAAGAAGCAGACCGAGCAGTTGAATATGCTTATCGTAATAATTAGGAGATTAAATGAGTGAAGAAATAACAGATGTAGTAGTTGATCCTGAAGAGGTCATTTCAGAACCAAAGCCCGAAGCGCCATCCAAGTTGCGTGTCGGTATTATCGGCAATAACATTTTAGCAAAAGCATCAGAAGTTGCCTTCAATACGAAGTCGACTGAACGTGTCGTCTTTAATGATTATAGTTGTATCGATGAGTTGGTTGAATGGAAACCTTCTTTGGCTATCATTTGCGCTGACATTGATCTTCTTAAGAATGATACCCTAGACGACACCGACTTCTTAACCGCGATCAATAAACTCGTCAAGCAGATAGGGTGTGCGATTTGTATACGAACGACCTTAAACATTGAAGTGATTGAACGTCTATTGGGTTCTCTCGGTAAAGATCTATTCGATGCGAAGATCGTGTACATGCCAGAGTTGAGTGATTCTTCTAATATTGGTGAGATCTTAACGGCAGAAATTACTGCTGTTGGAGGTAGTGAGAAGTCTATTCCTGCATATCTAAATCTGGTTCGACACACAAGTCATCTATCGTCTCAAAGCATGGTGACTGGTACAGTGTTCGAAGTCGCATATGCAAAGTTAGGTCTCGCTGGGTTCAAAGCGATCAAGCAAACTTACTTTAATCAATTGTACGACACGATAATAGATGTAAAGAACGCAAATCCAACAATTGTTCGTAGAATGATGGAGAAATGCCCAGATATCGTCGATCGATCTACAATGATTCCGACTTTTATTCGTTCTCATATTGAAGGCGATATTAGTTATAAGCAAGCACGAGCATTTGGCGGCGAGTTTCTGAACAGAGATGTTCGTATGCTTGTAGGTATGTCAGATAAACTGCCTCTGCTAGATGAATGTGTCAATTTTAAAAACATAAAGGATTAATACCATATGTCGGTAATGAATAAACTTAAAAAAAATTCAAAGGTCAAGTTCACGAGTGTCTTGTCTGAATCTGAATTCTTTAAAGACCGTGAAGTAACGCCTTTGGATGTGCCGATGTTAAATGTCGCACTATCTGGTAGTTTGAGCGGTGGCTTAGTCTCTGGGCTGACAGTCCTTGCTGGTCCATCTAAACACTTCAAAACATCGTTTGCGTTGAAGATGGCAGCCGGGTATCTGAAAGCAGATCCAGAAGCAATCATGTTGTTCTATGATTCTGAGTTTGGTTCACCCGAATCATATTTCGAAACATTCGGCATTGATATGACACGAGTGCTTCACACTCCCATAACGGATGTTGAACAACTCAAGTTTGATTTGATCGGTCAACTTGAAAATCTTGAAAAAGAAGATAAAGTGATCATAGTGATCGACTCGATCGGTAACCTTGCTTCGAAGAAAGAACTCGAAGATGCTATCAATGAAAAGTCTGTTGCTGATATGTCACGAGCAAAAGCCCTCAAAGGTTTGTTTCGTATGGCAACGCCTTACCTGAAGATGAAGAACATTCCTCTTCTTGCGATCAATCATACTTACAAAGAGATTGGTCTTTTTCCTAAAGACATCGTTGGTGGCGGTACTGGCATCTATTACAGTGCTGATAACATCTGGATTCTAGGTCGTCGACAGAACAAGACAGGCACCGAGGTGACTGGTTATGATTTCATTGTGAATGTTGAGAAGTCTCGATTTGTGAAAGAGAAGTCGAAGATCCCGATTAGTGTATCTTGGGATGGTGGTATCGAACGCTTTAGTGGTTTGTTAGATGTTGCCCTTGCTTGTGGTTTCGTTGTCAAACCTTCTAACGGGTGGTATCAGTTGGTTAACATTGAGACTGGTGAGGTGATCGGTACTAAAGTACGTGAAAAGGATACTCTTACAGAAGACTTCTGGCGAGACATTCTAGCAAATCCTAAGTTTCAAGAGTTCATTGAGAAACAGTACTGTATCAGTTCTGGAGGAAACTCGATTGAACTTGATTTAGAAATGGCAGAAGATTAATGAGTATTAAAATGGTAAGCGAAGGGGTCGACTATGAGTTGTCCCCTTCAACGGAGACGGGGGTCGAACAAGCATGGGATGTTCGACTCCTGAATGGAGACTTTACCGAATCCGTAATTAGATTCGGCAATATCGCATTCGATGGAGAAAATGATTGCTTAACATTCAATTTTATGTTAATATCTACACCAGTGGAAGGTTTGTCAGAAGATGATGTTGGTCTACAAGATAGAGCGGCAGAGATTCTACAAAGCATTCTAGAAGATGCTCACGCATCACAATCCCTAGTAATGGGCAATCCAGAGGAAAACCGTGAAGATTGATTTAGAACAGACTATCCTTAGAAATATATTGACGAATGAATCTTACATGCGTAAGGTCATTCCTTTTGTTAAGAAAGAATACTTCGAAGGTGTCTATCAGATTCTCTTTAGCGAGGTCACTAAATTTGTGGGGAAGTATAATAAACTTCCTTCACTGGATGCTTTCAAAATAGAAATCGATCAGTCAGAAAGATTTAACGAACAAACTTACACACACGCCATCGACATTCTTCCAAACATCTTTGAGAAGAAAGAAGAGAATAAACAATGGCTCTTAGATACAACAGAAAAGTGGTGTCAAGATCGTGCGGTTTATCTCGCGATTATGGAATCGATCTCCATCATTGATGGTAAACATCAGACATTATCGAAGAACTCATTGCCTGACATTCTACAAGACGCCCTATCAGTAACATTCGACACAAATGTTGGTCACGACTACCTAGTGAATGTTGATGAACGATATGCCTTTTATCATGCGCAAGAAGAAAGAATACCCTTTGATCTTGAATACTTTAATTCGATTACGAAAGGTGGTCTTCCTAACAAGACCTTAAACATTGCTCTTGCTGGTACCGGCGTCGGTAAATCGTTGTTCATGTGTCATGTTGCGGCGTCTGCCCTCGCGCAGGGTCGTAATGTTTTATACATCACGATGGAGATGGCAGAAGAACGTATCGCTGAACGTATTGACGCGAACCTACTGAATGTGCCAATAGATCAGTTAGAGAACATGTCTCAAACAATGTTCACAAGCCGTGTGCGTAAAATTGCGGATAGCACAAATGGTAAACTGATCATCAAAGAGTATCCGACAGGTCAAGCACACAGTAGTCATTTCAGGGCATTGTTAACCGAACTGAGACTGAAAAAGAAGTTTGTTCCTGAGATTATCTTTATAGATTATCTAAATATATGTGCGTCTTCGAGAATGAAATCTATGGGCGGCGCGATCAATTCGTACACTTATATTAAAGCCATTGCCGAAGAATTGCGTGGTCTTGCTGTCGAATTTAATGTGCCCATTGTGTCCGCGACACAAACGACGCGTTCGGGATTCGGTAATTCAGATCCTGGGTTAGAAGACACTTCGGAGTCTTTTGGTCTTCCTGCCACGGCTGATCTAATGTTTGCGTTAATTTCTAATGATGAACTAACCAATCTTGGTCAGATTATGGTGAAACAATTGAAGAATCGTTATAACGACCCAAACAAGGATAAACGATTTGTTATTGGTGTCGATAGATCGAAGATGAAATTATATGATCTGGATGAATCTGAACAGACATTAGTTGATGATGATATCCCAGTTTTTGATAAATCTGCTTCAGGCGAGAAATTAAAAAATATTAAAGTCTTTTAGGAGATTCGAATGAATCCATATCTACACACAGCAATAGCCGTAGGTCTTATGTTTGGTTCTTATATGATAGGCAGACACTTTGGTTATCGAAGTGGTATGATCGATGTTTGGGTCCCAATACTCGAAGCCTTTAAAGCAAAGACAATTGAAATAACCGATGATGATGAGGTTATCGTTACAGATACTAATGGAGAGAAGAGGAAAGTTAATTGATGAAGAACTATAAATTTCGTGAAGATGAACTAATCGACGAATTCAAAAAATACATTGACTCAACCTATGACGCACACTATGGTCAAGGCGGACTACAATCGTCTGAAGTGATCATAGACCGTGGTCATGGTATGGGTTTCTTTTCTGGTAACGTTGATAAGTATAACGGACGTTATGGTAAGAAGGGAGACTGCCCTGCGGATTTCAGAAAGGACATAACGAAGATTATCCATTACGGATTCTTGATGTTGTTTGAGCATGATCGTATTCATGGTGTTGACTCATGAAGATACATCTTTGTACGGGATTGCCGCGATCTGGTAGCACAATTTTACTAAACATTCTTCAGCAGAACCCGCGCATATTCACATCAAGCACCTGCGTTGTACCTCGATTGCTTAACGACCTTCTCACAAAAACAAAAGTGAAAGAAGAGTTCATGGCAATGGAACAGACCAAGGCGGACAAAGCGATGTATGGGTTTGCTCGTGGAGCGACATACGGTTGGTATGAAGGTCTGACTGATAAACCTGTTGCTTTTTCGAAGAGTCGTTACTGGAGCAATCTGTTTCACTTATTCCCCGAAAGTAAAATTCTTGTGACAGTACGGGATCTAAGAGATGTCGTTGAGAGTTTCGAAAAACTTGAAAACAAAACATTAGCAACACACACATACACCTCGTCAGACAGCACGCTTCTAGGGGCGATGACGGTAGAAGAAAAGTTGAACTATTATGTCAATCAATCGAATCCCATGACGTTGAGTCTTCGTACAGAAATCCCCCGATGTATCGAACTGTTTCCGACGAAGCGAGTGATGTTTGTTCGTTATGAAGACATAACACAAGCGCCCGAAGAAATGTTGAAGAAGATCTACAACTTCATAGAAGAACCTTATTTCGATCATAATCTGAATGATATCTCTCAGAATGAAAACTATGAACATGATAATGTTTACTATGCCGAAAAGATTAGTCACTCTACTAAATCCGTATTCAAATACTACAAGGAGCCCGATCGTAAACTCCCAGAGTGGTTCCACAATCAGGTTGTTTCTAATAACCCATTTTTCTATAACTCATTTTATCCAGATGTAAAGGTTGACAAACCCGTTAAAAATGTGTTATAATAATTATTCTTACGAACGAGTACTATATTATGAAAACACTACTTAAGATCTTTATTCTTTTTCTGTTTCTGGTGTTTGCATTTAACACATACGCAAAAGAAGAGTCGTCCAGCAATTGTCACTATGAAGTGACACAACATTTTGAAGATGGGCAACTGGTTAAAGAAACTAAAGTCCGAAAATGCACTGAAACGACTCAAGAAGGCAAGCAGAAGTTTGATCCTCATAATCGGTTCGGTGACTACGTAAAAGTCCAGCTGGTAGATGTGGGTCTCCTTGGTGTTATAATAGCATTAGCAAAATAGGAATATATTATGAAAACGTTATTAGCAGTAGTGGTATTGATGTTAACGGTTGGATGTGCGTCTAACTATAAAGTAGAACAAGAGTCTACTGAAAATTCGATTCTCCGTCTCATTCCCGAGTGGTATATCGATTCTGAAGAGAAGCGTGGACTGACCGATCGGAAAAACAAACACGGATACGTTTACGGTGTTGGTACTGCGGTGTCATCTAACCTTCAACTAGCAGTTGAAAAGGCTATGATGATTGCTAAGGCGGACCTTGCTGACCAGATTGCTGGGCAAGTAAACAAAGACACCGAGTACACCGTAGTCGAAGCTGGTGATGAGTCTAGTGTAGAGATGGTGACAGAAACCAATTCTGTTGTCAGAAATACTGTCGGTAAGATTGCACCTGTCGGTTATGAAGAGTGGAACAAAGCTGTTATGGTGACAGCGAAACAGCAGTATCGTGTGTATGTTGGTCTTAAGTGGACTCGTAGTAAAAAGAATGTTCTGGGAGATTTGATCTCGTCAGATATTGTAAATGGTATTGATGTAGTACCAACAAATGTGATGAAAGGATTTACAACAAATGAGACAAACTGAGTTAAACCTGTCCTATAAGGACACAAGCAAGCCGCCCTATAACGGACAGTTCTTCTGCCCGATTAGACAGGAGTTTAATAATTGG